CGGACACCAGCGGACTGAACGGGAACATGGTGTCGCTGATCAATGGCGAGACCATCAACGGGAACCTGCTGCTCAACTTCATCCCCAACCCCGCGGGCGGCAACCCGCTCAACCAGCCGATTCTGAAGAAGAACGCCGCGGGCATCAAGCGCGTGCCCTGGGACAACTACCCAACGCTGCTGCACAAGGGCGAGGCCGTGTTGCCGTCCGGCGAGGCCGGGGAGTACCGCGACCAGGGGAACCGCAGGGGCGGCGGCGTGAACATCAGCGGAGTGACGGTCAACATCTCCGGCGCGAACCGGAACGGGGAGCAGCTGGCGGCGGAGTTCGTCCGCGGCCTGGAGCGCGCTGTCTACAACATGGCATGAGGAGGGGCGGCCTGTGGTTGAAATTTATCTGACGGCAAAGGCGGTGCGCATCCGCCTGCCCATCCTGCCGGAAAAAATATCGCTTGACGCTGGCGCGGACCATGAAAAGGTGACCCTGCACGAGGCGGGCGGCGCGCTGCTGCCCGGGATGCGCAGGCTGCGGTCGCTGAGCCTCGCCAGCTACTTCCCGGCTCGGTACACCTCGGTTTGCGCCTACCGCAACATCCCAGACCCGCAGGTGGCGGCAGACCTGCTGCGCAGTTGGGCGGAGGGCGGCGTCATCGTGAAGCTGGTCATCGCAGGCGGCGCGGTCGACGTGAGCATGCCGGTGGTCATCGAGAGCTTCAGCTCCTCCCTGCGCAAGGTGTCTGGGGACGTGGAGTACGAGATGTCGCTGACCGAGTACGTGACCCTGGACGTGACGGCGGCGGCGGCCAGCGTGTTTACGCTGCACCCGCGCCCGCGGCCGCGCACCGCGCCAACCCCTCCGACGAATACGCGCTACACCGGGACGTCACGATACCCCACCGCGCGGCGATACCCCACCGCGCGGCCCTTGCTGCCTGGCTTCGTGACAGACCGGTACCCAACCCCAACGCAGACGCTGGAAATATAACGGAGGAGGTGCCGCATGAGGGTGGTTTACACGCAGGACGGGGGCGTGGCGCACGACATCACGCGGCTGGTGACCTCCGCGACCTGGGCGGGAGACTACAAGCAGGCGGCGCGGACGCTGGACATCCAGGTGCTGGCCGGGAACCGCGCCGGGGCGGGCGGCATCATCACGGGCCGCATCGGCCTGGGCGAGATGCTGCAGCTGTTCAAGGGCTCGGCGGAACTGTTCAGGGGCTACGTGTTCAGCGTGGAAAAGGGGCTGAGCTCCTCGGCGCGAACGATTCACGCCTACGACGGGCTGGTGTACGCGCTGAAGAGCAAAATCGCGCAGAACTTCACCGCGATGACCGCCAAGGACATCACCCGGCAGGTGGCGGCCGGGCTGGGGTTCCCGGTGGGAAGTATGCCGTCGGACGCCGGGCTGGCGCTGTCTTTCGCGCACATCGGGAAGCCCGCCTACGAGGCCATCATGGGCGCGTGGACCAAGGTCGCTGCGGTCACGGGCTACAAGTATATCCTGCGGATGGACCAGGGCAGGTTGACCGTGGCCATCGTCGGGCAGGAATACGCGCCGTTCATTCTGTCACCCGCATCCACGGTGGTGGACGGGCAGGTGAGCGACTCGCTGGAGGACGCCATCACGCAGGCTGTGGTGGTCAGCGACAAGGGCGCGACGCTTGCGTCCGAGATCGATACGGAAGCGCGCAGGAGGTACGGCATCCTGCAGGCGGTGGAAACCTCCAGGGACAAAATGCCGCCTGTCACGCAGGCCAAGGAACTGCTGAAGGGGCCGGAGCAGCAGATCTCGATGAGCGGCATCATCGGCGTGCGCGGCGCGGTGAAGCTGATTGCCGGCAACGCGGCGGCGGTCAACGACCCTGTGCTGGGCGTGTTCGGGCGCTACTTCATCCTCAACGACTCGCATACATTCGAGGGCGGGCGGCAGACGGTGGAGGTCGGCCTGTCCCTGGACGCGCTGATGGACGAGCAGGAAATCGAGGAGATCAAGAAGAAGGCCGTAGCGGCAAAGCAACCGCCGCCTGAAGACGAGGCGTCCGACGAGGAGCCGGCTGATGAGGAACTGCCTGTCGGGGACATCTGGGTGACGGCGCGCCAGCTGGGCAGCGAACTGTAAGGAGGTGGCTTGATGGCAAGCGGAGAGAACCCATTCTCTGCGATGGTGGACGTCATCCGTGAGGAGGTGCGCCGGGGAGCAGGCCCTTCCTGGAACATGGGCGAGGTAATCAGCGTGTCCCCGCTCAAGGTGCGATACCGCGGCGTGCAGCTGAACGCCGACCAGGTGGCCGCTGCCGAGCAGTGGGCGGCGCAGTTGAAGGTGGGGGATTCCGTGCCGGTGCTGCCCGACCGGGACGACGGGCGCTTCGCCATCATGCAGCCGGCGGATTCGGCGGCCTTCGCGTCGGCTGAACACGACCACGACAGCGACTATGCGGCGCTGGGCCACGACCACGACAGCGACTATGCGGCGCTGGGGCACGACCATGACAGCGACTATGCGGCGCTGGGGCACGACCATGACAGTGATTATCTTGGTAAAACGGATAAGGCGGCGGATTCGGACAAACTGGACGGGAAAGATTCTACCGCATTTGCAGCGGCAGGGCATACCCATGATTACAGCGCGGTTTACTTGGCAATTGCCGGGAAAGCTGCAGATTCCTCGAAGCTGGACGGAAAGACGCTTGCTCAGGTCATAGCGGATGCAGTAGCAGAAGTTAACTCCAAAAATCGTCGTGTTGGGACGCTGTACTGGACTTTGTACAATACAGAAGCAGACCGCCCTGCAACCCTGTTTGGCGGTACATGGGTGTTGCTAACATCGGGAACCTTCCCGGTAGCTGGTGCTGCGACTGGCGACTACATCCCGGGCGATGCGACCAAAGGTGAGGGGGGCGAAGCAACACATACTCTTTCATCCGCAGAAATTCCAGCTCATAACCATCCGATACCAGCAAAATCAGGTGCATCAGGATTTGGAGCTTGGGGTAATGTGGCTTTCCCAAGTAATACTGGTACGGGGACATCTATGAACACAAGTAACAGTTCAGGGGGTGGCGGGGCACATAACAATATGCCCCCATGGAAAGCTTACTACATTTGGGAAAAGACGGCGAATTAAGGAGGGGTAAAGGATGTACGAAGCAATCACAATCTGTGCAAACGGAATCATCAGCGGCAGGCATGAGTGCGCCAAACCCTTCCTCTCTGACCATTTTGCTAAAAGTCCAAGATTTGCAAATGACACGCTTGTTTTGATTGGACCGCAAATGCAGTTCATGGCAGGCGAACACATCATGTGCTACACCGAGGATGGTGTCAGAAAGCCTGATGTTTGGTGTATCGAGAACGGCTACATGGCGCTTCCGCAAGGCAAAGAAATCATTAACGGCGAGTTGGTGGATGTTGCCAAGCCTGAACCTGAACAGCCGCAATCGTTCAAGGACTTCATGATAAAGATGGTGGAAGATGCCAAAGCGCAAGCGGAAAGCAAGTTTGATGGTATGAAACCGCTGATGACCGAGCTGGTCAAAGGCAAATCAGCCGATATTGTCATTGGAACATCCGGCTTGATTCTCCCTTGGACGCAAGGCAAGTATTTCATTGGCGATGTCAGGATATGGAACGGACAGCCAAAGCGATGTGTACAGGCTCATGACAGCACTGGCAATCCTTCATGGGATCCGTCCGTTGCATCGCTCTGGTCGCCATACCACGGCACAAGCGAAGCGACAGCCCTGCCTTGGGCAGCTCCAACCGGGGCGCATGACATGTACAAGAAAGGCGAATACATGGTCTGGACGGATGGCAGCAAGTACAAATGCCTGTCCGATACTGCCTATTCGCCGACAGAGTACCCGCAGGCATGGGAGGTGCTGAAATGAGCGCACTTCCCTTCCTGACCCCGTTTGAGCCCGCGGAGCCCGGCGCGCTCCCGCTGTTCCAGGAATGGAAATGCAACGCGGCGGGGGAGCTGGAGGTTGTGGACGGCCGGATGCAGCTGCTGTCCGGGCAGGAGGCGCTGCGCATCTGGGCGGGGAAGGCGCTGCGGACGGCCGTGGCCCGGTTCGCGGCGTACAGCACAGACTACGGCTCCGAACTGGATGAACTGATCGGGCAGCCGTACTCGGAGGCCTACATCCGGGCGGAGTCGCAGCGGATGATCACCGAGGCGCTGCTGGCGTCTCCCTACATTGTCGAGGTCGGGCAGGCCTCCGCGTCCATGACCGGGGACGGGCGCCTGTCCGTCACGGTGGAATATCGCAGCGTCTACGGCACGGCTGATTTGGAGGTTTTTGTATGAGCGACGCGCTGGATCGCATCAAGGCGAGGCAGACGGCCTACCCGGCCGGCGAGGGCACGTTCCTGCATGACGCATTTTCCCCTGTGGCGGGCGAGATCGACATGCTGACCGATGTCTACCTGCCATCCGCGCTGGACTCCGTCATGCCGGACACGGCGGTGGAGGACGACCTGGACCGCATCGCCGGGGCCTACGGCGTGACACGGCAGCCGGCGACGACCGCAACTGGCGAAGTGACGTTTACCGGCACAGCGCTCACTGTCATTCCGGCCGGCACCCTGGTTTCCACAGAATCCGGGAGAGTGTACGCAACAGACATCGAAACAACCATTCCTGACGGAAACACTACCATCATCGCCGACGTTACAGCCGTGGAGAGCGGCGCGGCGTATAACATGCCCGCGGCGTCTCTGACAGTACTGCCCCTAGCGCTTGTGGGCGTTACAGCGGTAACCAACGCGGAAGCCATCTCAGGCGGCGCGGACATCGAGAGCGACGCATCGCTGCGGGAGCGGCTGCTGATGCGGATCAGGTATCCATCCGCTTCGGGCTGCGCGGCCGACTATGTCCGCTGGGCGCGTGAAATCTCCGGCATTTCCGCGGCTTCCTGTGTTCCGCTGTGGGACGGCGCCGGCACTGTCAAGGTAGTCGTGGCCGGGGCCGGAATGACCCCGGTAGGCGCGGAACTTCTGGGCGAGGTCGAGGATTACATCGAGACGGTGCGCCCGATTGGCGCGGACGTGACCGTTGTTTCCGTAACATCGCTGCCCGTCAACGTCGCCGCCACGCTGGTGATGGAATCCGGGTACACGGTTGTCGGCGTGCAGGATGCCGTGGAAGCCGCGCTGGGGGCCGTCATCGCGGGGAGCGACTTTGCGGCGACCTCGCTGCCCATCGCGCACATGGGCGCGGCGCTGCTGACCGTTCCCGGCGTAACTGATTACAGCGGGCTGACCCTCAACGGCTCGGCGGCCAACGTGTCGCTGACCAGCGAGCAGGTGCCCGCGCTGGGGACGGTGACGCTGACATGAGCACCACCGACGTTCTGAAATCCTACGTGCCGCCGTTCGTCCGGGAGGACCCGATGATGGCGGCCTTTTACGAGGCGGTCGGGCCGGAACTTGAGGCGGCAATCGACCTGGGCGTCAGCATCCCGGCGCAGGCGTGGCCGCACCTGGCCACCTGGGGCATCTCGCGGTTGGAGCGCATCTTCGGCGTGCAGACCGACGACAGCATGACGCTGGAGGGCCGCAGGTCCGCGCTGCTGGCCAGGCTGCGCGCCACCGGGACGTCCACCCTCCAGAACATTGTGAACATCGCCAGGAGCTTCGCGGGCGGTTCCGTCGAAATCACGGAGGACATCGCGAACTACAAGGTGACCATCGAGTTCACGGACGACCGCGGCATCCCGACCTACCTGGACGAATTGAAGGCGGCCCTGCGCGCGGCAATCCCGGCGCACCTGCTCATCGA